GGTCCGCGACGGCGAGGTGTAATACCTGATGACCTTCAGCAGATTTCCAACATCAATTTTGTTTTCCATAGTCATAGTATAGCAGAGGTGCTTTATGTTGTCAAGGGATAATTACCTTATATTTTGAATAAATTCTATCCACCGTATGTTTCCACGGCTATAGTTCCCATCCGAATTTTTCCTATCAATCGACGGGCGCTCTAAATTCCAGGCCGAATCTCGGATGAACGCTGCCTTTAGCATCGCTGGTGTTACCAGGCATTTGATGCCGCGCCCGCCGTAGTAATCAAATCGGACATCGTTTTTATTTTCACAACGGTGCTTGATGTTTCTGTACGCAACCTCCCAATGCGGCCTCTTCCCGACAATTTTTCTGCCCGCAACATATTCTTCTAAATCCATACCACAATATACCACATTAAATTACAAAGCGCAAGGGCCTTGTCGAATTTCCCCGCAACAAATCCGCAACACGTTTGACATTCTCAAAAGAATGGGGAACACTATGCCGACACCATGAGTCGCCTGAGTCGCTTCGTTGCGGGTGCTGGAACAGTCGCAGCGGTCCAAGAACACATCTTGGATTCGTTGTGCAATTTCTTTTCCGACGAGGAATATCCAGCGGTTGAAGCCCTGATCCTCGCCCCCGGCCTCGACGGATGGGAAGCGCGGGCCATTGGCATACTCAAGCAGACGACCAAGGAAAGTTTCGAGAGCCTTGGAACACAGGTCAGCGGTATCCAGCGCAAGTACAAGCGCGGCGTCCCTCACCCCGACCAAGTTGATTGGGAGCCAAGCACGAAAGACGCCCCGCATTTGCGGGTCTACTTCTGCCTCAAGTGTGGCCACAAGATCACAAGCCTAGCTCTGTCTGGAATATGCTGCTACGGCGCTCCCGAGTGTTCGCGGTGTCACCACGTTTTACACGAGCCCACCTGCAAGAACTTTAAAGCCAAGGAGCCGAAATGAGACTGATGGCGGCATTCTGCGTATTGTGCGTATTCTGCGGTTGCGCCCCCCGCTACCAATGCCGGGAGATCGTGGACCTCGACAAGGACGGATACAATTCCAGGCTCATCGAGGTATGCACTCGCCGGGAATGCCGGGCAAACGGGAAGTTCATCACCTGCCCGGAGTGGGCCAAGTGAGCCCGTTCCCGATGGAGAAGCAAGAAGCCCCGCTGTCTGCCGAGGAGATATCCGAGTACACCAAGAAGATGACAGCCACCAAGCGCGCATTAGAGAAGGTGCGCCCGCCATATGTGAACGTCTTGGCCCCCTATTTCGATGGGCCAGTTATCCCCAACTGTGAACAACCTGTGGATAACCCCGAATTAATCAACGGTTTCAAGCCTGTTTTCTCGACTGAGGAGAGGTTCTAGTGGCCTACAAGCGCAAGGTCACTCGCAAGCAGGCGGCTATCATCAAGGCCAGGGTGCTTGATCCCCATGCGACTCAGAAGGAGATAGGGGATAAATTAGGTATTGCACAGCCCCATGTAGCCCGAGAGCTTGCCAAGCCCCATGTCCGGGCCGAGATAAGGTCCTACATGGATGAGCGGCCTAAGCTGAGGCTTGGTGCGCTGATGGAAAAGCTCGAACACGGCCTCGATTCAACGCGCATTGACTCCGTGAAGCTGGAAGGCTCGATCATCAAGGTGGCCACTGAGGTGGATGACCAGCCTACGCGGCACCGCTTCCTCGAAACTGCGTTCAAACTGCGCGGGGCGCTTGGCCCCGACGCATCCGATGGCACCCCCTCCGGCCCCGTGAACATAGCGATCATCATGGCTGGCGGTGGATCTGACGTTGAGCGCAAAGCCATGGCAGAGGTTCTAGAGGCCGCGGCTATAACCAGGGGACTGAAATGACACCAACCCAACTCGCCGCCAAACGATCCAAGCGCAACGCCGCCTCCCGCGCCAAGGCCAAGGAGAAGTACAGGCTGATGGGCGAGATGGACCAGGCCAACGCCCGCGCCCGCGACAAGCGCAACGATTACCTAGCCGACCTTGGAATGGCGCAACAGGCGCAAGAAAAGAAGTCAAACGATGCCCGCCGATGGGCTCTAGAATCGCGTAGGAGCAAAGCGGGGGTGTCTGAGCCTACCCCAAACAGCCTCGTATCTCGCGTTAAATCGTTTTTCAAGGGCCGGGGTAGATAGTGAAGGTGCTTAAAAGCTGGATCACCGGACGCCCCAAGGACAATTACCTTGCGTCAGTTGCCCTTGAGATCGAGTTCCACGGTGGCTTCAAGATCCAGATACGCGGCATGAGGCTGGTCAAGACCGATGGCCGCACTGCCCTGGCGATGCCAAACCATAAGTCCGCGAACGGGAGCTGGTCGGACCTAATCATCCCGCTCAACCAGACGACCCGTGACGTGCTTGAGGAAGCGGCCATCGCTGCTTGGTCGCGCCAAGGTGGAGATTTCGACGCGCTCTCCCACACATGCTTGCCTGGCTAATGGACGCCATCTTAATCGGCCATGCCATGCGTAAGGCGTTCTGCTACTGCTTCGGCCACGACTTCCGTATCTCCGTCCCGGCGCGGTCCCTCGTTAACGTCTGGTGCGACTGTTGCGGGGAGCCTTTCCCTACCAAGCTATGAGCGACCGCAAGCTGATCTTCCTGCTTATGGCCGCGACCCTCATCGTTTGGGTTCAAGTGCTGTTCCCCCCGCGATGACCGACCACCTCGAACGAGCGAAGACGGATCACAAGCACCTGATCCAGCTCACTATGTCGCTGATTAACAAGGACTCTCAAAAGGTCCCCTTCCTGTTCAACAAGTCCCAGGCCCACTATTGGGACCGCATCAGCCCCAGGGACATCATCGTCAAGGCGCGTAAGCAGGGATTCAGCACGATCCGGCTGGCCCGCATGGTCGCCAAGTGTATGACCATGAAGAATCGGCACTGCGTGGTTGTCTCCCATGAGGAGAAGTCCACCATGCGCTTACTTGAACGGGCTGTCTACATGATCGAGAACAGCATCGTCAAGATCAACTGCAAGATCACGGGCAACACGATCATCTTCCCTGACACCAACTCGAAGATATGGATCGGCACGGCTGGCGCAAAGGCGTTCGGTCGTGGCGACGACATCACCGACTACCACTTGTCCGAGTACGCCTTCTGGACCAACCCCAACCTCATCACGGGCATTGAAGAAGGCTGTATGAACGACTCCGAGGGCTGTATCGAGTCAACCGCGAACGGTTGGGGTACGCCCTACCACAAGATGTGGGTCCGGGCTGAGGCCGCGATGGCTGAGGCTACGCACAATACGCAGAATACGCAGAATACAGGCCCCAGGTACTACAAGCCCCACTTCTACGGATGGTTTTGGGATGTCAATCTCACCGTGCCATGCCCCAGGCCGCTTGAGAACCTTGACGAGTACGAGCGGTGGCTTCGCAAGGAGTTCAACCTAACCGACGGCCAGATACTATGGCGCAGGCTCAAGCGGGCCAGCATGGCCGACCCCACCAAGTTCGAGCAGGAGTACCCCGCTACACCCGAGGAAGCCTTCCTGGTCGCTGGTATGATGGTCTTCAGCCCCGAAGCCATCCGTAAGCAGGAGTCTGAGGCCCGACCCGTCATGTGGGTGGGCGAGATCCGCGACAAGGGCGGCAAGTCTGCCTTGGAGCCCACGAAGGATGGGCGGTTGAAGATATGGCTCCCCCCGCGCAGAGGCAATACCTACCTGGCCACGGCAGACGTAAGCTCGGGCATCGAGCCCGGCCCCGAGGACGACATTGACGAGACAGGGTGCTACTCCGTCATTGACGTGTTCGACGTTACGGCAGGGGAACAGGTCGCCCAATGGCGCGGCCTTGTCTCCCCCGATGAGCTTGGCGAGATCATGGCCATGGTTGGAATGCTCTACAACGAAGCCATGCTGGCCCCCGAGGTCAACAACCACGGGCTCACCACATGCGTGACCATCCGCAACCTGGGCTATCGCAAGCTGCTGATCCGCGAGGACAACAAGGGCGGCACAGACATGGGCTTCTTCACCATGCCCGGCGTCACAGGCACACGGGCCAGGCTCATCAACGCAACGCGGGCAGGATTGCGGGACTTCACCATCAAGGTCAACAGCCCGGCGACATTCTCTGAGCTTAGGTCGTTCGTCAAGAAGCCGAATGGGAAGATGGGGCCGCAGACAGGGACCTTTAGTGACTGTGTATTTTCTCTAGGCATCGGCATTTTGTTACTTGAGGAACAGATAGCCATACCCGAGCGCACCACAGAGGGCGGGCGTAGCCGACTTAGTACAATGAATCGCGGTGGCCGCGGTGCGGTGTCATTCCCACGCAAGGCATCATATGAGTAAAGGGAGGCGCAGATTGAAGCTACAACAAGAGCAACAGAAGAAGACGCTCGACGATCTCAAGGCACACAAGGGGTTCTCTCGTTTTCAACGAAAAGAGATGTTAAGGAGGCTTCAGAATGCGCGGATTTAACGCTGGCGCAGTGATCCCGCAACGCAACCTGGCCGATGTCATCCCGCGTCGGTTCAACTTAATCGTGCGCCTCCATCCCGAGAAGGAGCCGAGCGAGTACATCCTAATGCCAGAGTCGGTCAAGCGGCACAAGGATTCTACCCGCGGCTGGTTTGGCACGGTCATTGCAGCGGGAGAGTCAGTCAAGCGCATGAAGGACTTGGTCGGCGTCATCAAGGCCGGGACGGTTTGCATGTTCGACGAGACGGTTAGCATCGACGATCCCAACCGCTGTTTTGAGTGGGAGAATGAACGCTACGTCATGTTCGACATTGAGACGGTTATCGGGGTTCTCGACAAGAAAGGCAAGATCACCATGCTAGGCGACCGCGTCTTGGTCCGGCGCACGAAGAAAGAGGACTACAAGCAGACCGCGTCGAAGCTGTGGATACCCGAAGCCAACAAGGCCCAGGACCTTGGCGGCGTGGTCGTCGCTGTAGGCCCCGGCCTCCCCGGCTCCAAGGGCCGCTTGCCAATGGACTTCAAGGCGGGCGACTTCGTGTTGTTCTCGAAGTTCTCAGGGACCGAAATAAAGATCAAAGACGTTGACCACATCGTCATACGCCAAGACAAGCTCTTAGCTGTCGTCGAAGGCGAAACAGATCGCATCAAATTCACATAGGAGAAAACCATGAGCAGCCATGACATCCCCGACATGCCGTCCGAGGAGCCGAAGACGATCAGTTGCAAGATTCGTCTTGACGTTCTCACGAACACCGTTATCAAAGAGGCCAACATCCTCGTCGTGGCCTTGCCCCTCAACACCCCGCAGTTCGTGGCGCTCGGCTTTCTGTGGTCCGTGCTGTCTGAGATGACGCAGTTCTACGCCGCATGCGCCGCCGCCGCACAGTCGAAGAAGGGCGGCATCGTCAAGGCCAGTGTTGCTGACGCTGTGAACTTTGGAAAATCTCTGTTAAAATGAGAGGACACATGGCCAAGAAAATTAAGAAGCCCGCAACTGTCCCCGTGGAGACGTTGAAATTCACAGACAAGGAGCGTGCTGGGTTTAGGGCCAAGAGCGAGGCAGTGATGGCCGCGGCGAGAGAAATCAAGGCCAAGAACGAAGCCGTTAGGCTTGCGGTGATGGCCGACTCCAAAGCCAAGCGCGTCAAGGTCCCGGTCCTCGCTGCCGTTGCAATCCCGCCAGAGGCAGTGACGAATGTCACCAAGTCCACTGTAAAGCCGATCAAAGCCCCCGTGGCGAAGATCAAAGCTCCGAAGGCGGTTAAGGTCGTGGCAACTCCCGCAGTTGAGTTCCACCAAGAATTTATCGAAATCGACGAGCCCGTCAAACCTCAGCCCGTCGAAGGCGACAAGCCCGGCACTGCGCGAGTCCCGAAGGTCAAGAAGATCGTCCAGCCCGTCAAGTTCAACGCCGACGCAGATCAGAACAGCCGCATCACCGTCCTCGAAGTTCACCTAGCGAAGCTCTTGGAACGACTGAGCGCCGAGCATGGCGGCGTTCACACCCTAGCAGCCGAGGCCCTTCGCGCAGACACGAAGGCGAACGCCCAATGATTACCGCTCCTGAACCAAGAGAGAAGACGCGAGAGAGCATCCTTGTGGTGTCTGGCGCAGGGACCAAGATCATCAACCTGACTGGCTACCTCGACATCATCACCTGGGATGTCCCGGCCAATGAGACGTACAAGTTCTCCATCAAGGGCTCGTCTGGCATCGAGTACTACATCAGCCCATCAACGTTGACCGGGGACACCACCGTTATCTTCTCGCCCTCTGTTCCCATGACTGGCAAGATGACCATCACCATCATCGGCGCGTCAGGCGACGGCTTGTTCTACTTCACGCCCATCGGGAACCTCAAATGAAAACTAGAACAATCAACAACGCCGACGGCACCAAGATTTTGATTGCTGGCGAGGAGATCATCTTTGTTCCCGTGGGTAGCCCTGTCCCGCAACTCAAGCCGAGCATCTTCCGCAAGCTCTGGGTCTTCCTGTTCGGCGGCTTCCTGTCCGTCTTGTTCGCCATACAGTCCCATGCGGCGACAGTGACAAGCGGCGGCCCCCTCGTCAGCGCCCCGACATACGTCAGCGTGGTCAGGGTCACGGCTACCGGGTCGGCGCTTGCCGGGACGAAGCTGTACGCCTTCCAGAACACATCGGCAACCGCAGACGTGGTCATCCGCAAGATCGAGATAGCCAATGCCTCCACGATGACGATTACTGGCGGCACCATGCAATTTTGGGTCTATGGTTCTACGCAGTTCTCGCATAGCGCCCTCATCACAACCGGGTTTAGCTACTCGACCGCTGCCGCTTCACAGCCGTCATTTGTCAAGGTAAGCTCTGCACCTCTCAGCGTCCAATACGAAGGGGACGCAGCTGTCCAGGTCGGCGGCGGACTCCTTGGAACACCGCCTATAATTCGCCCGCTCTACATCAACAACGATGAGGCAGCCGTGGCGCTCCTGTACGACTCATGGTCTGAGGAGAGCCTTGGCCATTCCGCCCCGCTCCTCTTGCCAAAGGCCACCAACCGTGGCATCGTCATCGACCAGAAACGCCTAGGTACTACCGACTTCTCTGATGGGGCAGTCTACATCAGAATCTTCTACACGATCCATTGACGTAGTTCGTTAAAGTCGTTACGCTATCACATCACCTTGAGCCGTGGAAAAGAAGCAGGAGGACACCACCATGGCCGAAGTCAACGAGCAACGCGCAGAGCGCCAGAATTTCAAGAAGGGCGGTTCAAAGGGAGATCAGGGCGGCTACGGTAGCGGCTCGGTCAAGCAGTCGTCTTGCCCCGCCTCCAAGCCCAAAGCCTCATTCAAAGAAGCGTCCGCTGTGATCGGTGAGGAGATCGTTGGCGACCTGTCCATCCCCGGCATCGCCATCGCCAAGGGCGCGTCCGCTCCGAGCGGCGTGACGCTCAACAAGGGCAGCAAGAGCGTCGGCGGCGGCAGCGGCAAGGCCCGCAAGCCCAAAGCTGCCGAAGAAGCCGGGCACTAAAAAGTGAACCTGTCGCTCAAGCCGCCGACCCCTGTTCAACAGGAGCAGAAGAAGTCGGAGCAGACGCTAAAGCTCCGGTCTTTCTCCATTGACGACAAGGAGCGCGGCGAGCTTGAGTTGAAGATGAAGGCGTGGGTGGAGTCCTGGGAACGCAATACCGGGTCGCTCCATCGCCGCTTAATCGAAGCCAACGACCACCTGGAAGGGATAGTAGAGGACGTAGATTTCCCATGGCCGGGAGCTTCCAAGGTAACAATGGGCTTTGCCGCGGGCATGGCTAGGACGCTTCGGGCTACATTCGATCGCGCCGTGTTCCCCGACAATCGCCCCTTCGCCTCCGAGTCCATGGGCGACATCAAGACCGAGGATCGCAACGACCTTGAAAACGGGGTCAACTGGCTATCGCGCAAGCACAACAACCTAGTGGACGCTCTGCGCAATACGCCTGTTGCCTGCTTCAGGGACGGAACGGTCCCCATCCATGGCGAGTGGGAGCGCCGTATCGAGAAGGTCTGCGAGACTAAGGTCTACCAGAACGTCAAAGAGTTCCAGATCGACTATCCGACTCCAGAGGACGCAGGGGTAGACGATAAGCGGTACACCAATATCATCGCCCACCTGTCCAAACTGGACAACTTCGTCTCTGTTGAGTGGCTTCGAGATGCGGTACTACAAGACGCCCCGAAGTTCACTGGATTCCCCCTTGCCCGCCTGATTTGGTATCCCGTCCACAATGTTGAGAAGCTAAACGATTGCCGAATCTACGGTCGGATCTACTACGAGTCCGAGCAAGACATCAAGGCCAAGATCAAGCGCGGGACATACGATAAGGAGCCCGCCGAGAAGTCGCTGGCCGCAGCCCATGGCCTCAAGTTCGGCTCTGATGCCTGGGGAAACTCACGGGACACAATCGAAGGACTGAGTGGCGATGGAGATAGCACCACCAAGTTCGTGCGCGTGGCCAAGCTGGTGCTGTGCGAAGACCTTGACGGCGACGACATCCCCGAGCGATACCTTGTCACCTTCGACATCGACAACTACAAGATTTGGCGCATGGAGCGGTACAAGCTCCGCAAGAACATACCCAATATCGTGCTGTTCGGCTTCCTGCACCGTGACCAGCGGCTGCTGAAGACATCTCTCCTGTTGGACGGCCTCGACCAGTTCAAGATGGTGGACAACCTCCACAGGCACAGGAACAACGTCCGCGCCATCACCGATTGCCCGGCCTTCCTGGTCCCCAATGCCATCAAGGACCAGATCGACTTCGGCTCTGGCTCGGCTGTCTTTAAGCCCGGCGTGACCTGGTACCTCGATGACCGCTACATCAAAGAGGACATGGCCCCCCGGCAGATGGTCATCCAATCTCTGTCCAAGACCGCCGAGAGCCTTGACGAGGAAGGTAGCGTTGTCCGCTATCTTGAGTTCCGGCTTGGTCCTTCCCAGGGCTTGAGCGGCCAGGAGTCAACGCTTGACCCGAGCGCCCCGGCCAGCAAGACCTTGGCCCAACTCAAACAGGCCACCCTCCGCATCGACGATATGGTCCGCGAGTGGAAGACCAGCGTACCCGAAGCCCTCGACCTCATGCTTGCCCTCTACCACTGCTACGGCCAGGACAAGTACAAGGTCGGTGTGGTGGATGAGCAGAGCGGTGACGTGGCTCAGTTCAAGGAAGTCGGGCGCAAGCTGTTCAGCATGGACGGCGCACGGTTCATGTTGCGGCACAACGAGATCAGCCTGTCCCCCGAGTTCGAGATGGAGCGCATCATGGGCATCGCCTCTGTCTCCGCGCAGAATCCTGTCGTGCTTCAGATGAAGCCCGACATCCTGGTCCACACCCACAACGACCTCGTACTGGCCTCAAGGATCTCCGACCCCAAGCGGTTTCTCATCCCCATTCCAGAGCAGCCCGCCCCTGGCCAACCTCCCGAGCCGGGCGGGTTAAGTGCTATTCTTGCCCAGAACAACAACAACAAGATCAACGGTCGCAAGCCTGGCGATCCGACAGTAAACCAGGAAGGGGCCGCGGCGATTTCATCGTATCTACCTAAGAGAGGGAAATAATGGCACAAGCCAGGATCAACGAGGAAGGAATCAAGCTCCGCAAAGAAAAGATTTCCAGATGGGAAGCGCAGATAGAGGTTTGGCGATCCTCTGGTGAGAAGTCACCGGGAATGGACATCATGCGCCAAGCCGTTACCGCTGGCAAAGCCGCCGAGGAGAAAGAAGTTTTGTCCCGCGTGAAGTCTCTTGCCCTCAGCACCGAAGCCGACCGCCTTGATTTAGCCAAACATCAGGGCATGCTTGACGCTTTCAACGCCATCTACTACGATATTGTTGACGCTTCAAAAAAGATCGAAGGCGCTGAAAACATCATCGCAAAGCTCGTTGACGAAATTAAGCGAGCAAAGAAGGGCGAACTTTTAGACGTTGGAGCTTAAACAGAACATGAGCAAGAAAGCCGACGCCAAGGAACCGACGGTCGATGAACTTCGCGCTCAGTTAAAAGCCGAGCAAGAAAGGTCTGACCGCCTCCAGAAGGAAAACGAGGACCGCCAGCGTCGGGAAGATGAGCGCATTCGCCGCGAGAAAGAAGATTTAGACCGAGCCCGTGCCACCACCGCTCAGGCCGAGCCTTCCGAGGAACAGTGGGTCAAGCTCGAAGAAGAATACGGCATGGATCGGGCCGCTATCCGCAACACCTGGAAGCTGGCGCAACGTGTCGCCGCCCCCCTTGCCGCCGAGTTAAACGCCTACAAGACCAAGGACGCCGCCTCTGACGCTGTCCGGGCCGCTAAGGCCGCCGCCGCTTCCAATGATGCGCAGTTCCCGAAGTATGAAGCGCACGTTGACGAGTACCTTTCTGATCTCTCCGTTGCCGAGAAGTCCGACCCGACCCGCATGGCCAAGCACATGGAACGCGCCGTCCTGTACGCCCAGGGCAAGGCCCGCAAGCAGGGCTCTTTCCGTGACACTGAAGACCACGACACGATCAAAGACGGCATGACCCAAGAGCAGCGGGACGATGTCAAGGCTGGCTTTGGGGTCATGGAGATTCAAGGCATGCCGCTTACCATCGACGTTGAAAAGCGCGTTCCTGACGATTACCGCAAACTCAATGCAGACACCCAGCGTGAAGGTGCCGTGCGCATGAATGAGCGGTCTAAATGGTCCGCTGGCGTACCCGTCAAGCCTAGATAGCAGATTTGTCGTAGTCGTTCACTGAGACGGCCTCCCTGAGTTGGAAAGACGGAATCAGGGGGGCCTTTTTCATGCGCGAACGTGCGAATCCGAACGGGGCCAACTTCTACCCGCCCCTCTTTCCATCCCCGACCGCTGGCGATGGCATGGTCGTGGCCAACAACCTCCGCACTGGCTCCCGCCAGCCTGACGCGGCCCCTTCCCCCCTTCGTAAGGTGTCCTGCAAAATTTGCGGGTTCTTCAACAGCCTCCACCGTGTCGCCCCCTCTGGCGGCGATCTCGAAGGCAACGGAGCATTCGCTGGCAACACTCTTTCCGGTTCCTCCGATGACGGTGACTTAGTGGGGGAGGGCAATCTACAGGTCGGATCGGGGTGCTGCCTTTGTGGCTCAAAGAATTTTTCTGCTTCGGGGGCAGGAATATGAAGACCTGCACTAAGTGCAGTGCGTGTAAGCCGCTGGATGAATTTTATAACAATCGCAATCAGAAAGGCGGGAAGATGTCATGTTGCAAGCCGTGTCATTACACGAAGCTGAACACCCCTAAAGTTACTAAAGAGCAACAGCTTGCAACTAGACGAGCGACATTCATCAAGTACTACGCGAAGAATGCTGACGAATTAAAAGCACGGTCAAACTCTGAATATCACCGGAATAAGGGAAACAAAAAGCGCAAGGACCGCCTTGTCTCTCCACACACACTGCTCAATCGTTACAGGCATGATGCGAAACGTCGTGGCGGGCGCGAGTTCTTAATCACCAAAGAACAGTTCATGGATCTTTGGCAGAAGCCGTGTTACTACTGCAACGGCTCGATACCGACGATTGGCATAGATAGGGTCAACAATGACGTCGGCTATACGGTTGACAATATTGTGCCGTGTTGCACCCGGTGTAACCTGGCAAAGCGCAATCTGAGCAAGCCTGAATTTATCGCAATGTGCTACGCGATCATAAAGACTCACGAACGCCGTGAATCAGATAAAAACTTTAGTGCCTCATCCAGAGTCGCCCAAATGAATCACGGAGGCGCATTCCTATGAAAATTGTCAGCAATGCTTCGGGCAAGTCCACCATCGTCAAGTTCCCCATCGACAGCAACGGCACCACGCTGGTTTCCGGCGCTTTGCTCACGATGGGCGTCACTGCCGCTTCAAACATGGGCGCTCTGATCGTCTCCGGTGCCGCAGCCGCGGACGCTGTCGGCATCCTGCTTGGACCCGACTTCCCCGCAGCCGCCAATGGCGCTATCGCTGCCGAAGCTGACTCGACCATCGAAGATGGCGCGGTCCGCACCCTGCGCGAGGTTGAGCTTCTCCACCCTGGCGACATCGTGGCCGTTGAGTACGACTTGGCCGACACTGTGGCCCTTGCCTCTGGCTCCACGACCACGGGCGTGGTCACGTCCTCCGACGAGGAAACCGGATGCTGGCACTACTTCACGGCTGGCGGCGGGATTGGCCAGTTGGCGTACATCAAGTCCTACAGCACCGACACGGCGACCTACAAGTCTGCCTTGACGACCGATCCGTCTACGTCTTCCCCGTTCCTGATCCGCATCGTGGCCCCTGGCCGCACGTTGGTCAAGCTCACGACCAATGCCAGCAAGCTCGGCACGGACGCGGGAGAGGGTACGGCGGATGTCTTGGTCCTCAAGAACGAGTTCACCTACGATGGCGCTCCCGGCTGGATGGAGTTGGACTACGTTAAGCATCACAACCTCCAACTCAACGGCCTCAACCCGAAGTTCCGGGCCTTGCTGTGCTTCACGAACTGCGCTCTTAGCCCGATCGCGTAAGACCTGAGTAGCATCATGAGCCGCAAAATACAGATGTAAGGAGTCTTTCCATGGTGATAAATCAGGCAGCGTTACCCTCGGTCGTTCAGCGGGACCTTTCGGAGGTCTTCCTGGACCAGCAGCGCAATTTCGAGTCCATGCTTCCCTCCTTCTTCAAGATGGTGGAAGCGCAGCAGGGGACGGAATATGACCTCGAAATCGGGGACGTCGGCCAAGTGGCCGAGTTCACTGGCGAGATCAGCTTCGACGACTTCGCGGAGGGCTACAAAAAGTCCACCACGGAGACGGAGTACAGCCTGGGCCTGAAGATCCAGCGCCGACTTCTGCGCAATGACCTCTACGAGGTCGTGCGCAACAACGTCGGGCTGATGTCTGATTCCTTCAACCAGAAGAAGGAGCAGATCGGGGCGTCGATCTTCAACAACGCCTTCAACACCGTCCACACGGTCGGTGACACCCTGTCCCTCTGCTCCACGGCCCATACGTCCAAGGTCGGCGGTGCGAACCAGGGCAACAGCGGTTCCTCGGCCCTGTCCGCGGCGGCTGTCGAAGCCACCCGCATCCTCATGGTCAAGTTCAAGACCAACCGCGAC